AGCTTACCTTCGCGCTATAGTGCAAGGTAACGCTGCTTCTATATTTCCAGCAAATGATCGCATGGGGATTCCATCTCCAGAGGGCTTTGCTTCCTATGGTGGATCTAAGGTAGAAGGTAAAGCTATCTCTCGCATCTTCAAGGCCCACCACTGGACTAATGGTGACACAGTAGACCCTAACGCTTTCGTCTGGAAATCTGGTCATTTTGCAGCAAGAGTCTCTGACACTGGTGCATTTATACCTGATATGAAGTCTCCTTTATCTGTCGACTCCATTAAAGTTACTCGTCAAGATATCTGTTCTATATCTTATATTTTAGATTTAGCTCTTAACTCTTATGTAGCTAACAATCAGAGCTGGTACGAGGTTTAATGTGACTGAAGAAAATACTACATCTGTTTTTACAGTTGATCAATTGAAGGAATACGTAGAATCTTTATTCGTTAACTTTTCTCAAATGATTGATGAGAAGTTTGACGAAATAGATAAAAAAGTAGAAGCTTTTGAAAAGCAAATAGCAACTCTGGTTATTGGCTTTGGTGAACAAGCTGTCTTCCTTGAGGCTTTGCTAGCCCAACTATCTTTCGCTACTGAAGATGAACAAAAAGCTTTTCAAACTAACGTTGGAGAAGCTAGAAAACAAATGCTGAAAGTGATGAAAGATGGATCTGAAAACCTCGTGGCCGGTGAGAATGAAAGACTTGCCTCAGCCATTAATGACGTGGTTGATTCAAAGTCAGCTGAGCTCTGAAAATAACGGACACTGCGTATTATTCGTAGATCCCCATTCAATTGATTTAATTAAAGATATATCCAACCTATCTCAGGTATATCCTTTAGTTAAGTCTATGTACCCAGATATGACATCTTTGCATGTCGTATCATTTCCTATAAAGCAATTTATAGAGAACAAAACTTTATCCTTCCACTCAGTAAAGGCTGTATTATGATAATTTCTTCTATTGATACTCTTGATCAATTAAATGCAATTTCTTATTCTCAATTTTTAGAATCTGATCTTATTACTTTTAATTTAATTTCTGCTTATGTTATTAATAATAATTTGTATTCAAATTTGCGGAGTGCTCTACAAATAGAATCTTATTCAGAGTACTCTCTTAGATTAATAGATGATAATCCAGAGAGTACTTACTCTGCTGAGACTCTTGCTACATTTGAGACTTACGCTCCATTGGCTGATGGAGTTAACTATTACTTCTACCCTTATTCTATTAAAGAGTTTACTACTCAATTCTTTTCTGCCCTTGTCCCAACTCTTGCCGATTCAATCATTGCTTTAATGAAAGCAACTGGTAGAATCACTCAAATTGGTGGAGGATCAGGTAAGGCTATTATTGTAAAGACCCAGTTAATGACTGACGTTCATTTTCAGTCCATTCCTAAGACAGTTTCTCCTCAAGAATCTATTCTTGGCATAACTGATGCTCTTTCTTCTTTGACTTCTTACGTTAAAAACAATGAATATCTTTATGACGTTATCGCTCAAAAAGATCAATTGATAATTGCCCTTCGTGAAGAAGTAAATCAACTTAATAATAAAGTTGTGTCCGTTTATCAAACTACTTGGAGGTAGATCATGCAATTTGTAGTAGACCCCAATATGGAGATGACTCCTTCTAATATCTATCAAATGCTTTACAGTTATCGGGATACTCTGTTCTATGCTGCTCTTGATTCTGAGCATCGTCAAGTTGTAGATGTTGCCATTCAGGTTACTGAAAAAGGTCATCACCCAAAAGACGCTCTATTCCATAAAGCCTATAAGACTTTGTGTAAAATTTTTAATGTAGATTTTGGCCCACAATCTTTTGCTCAAGTTTTCTTAACTCCTTCATCTGAAGTTTTAAATTCTGGTTCACAAAAAAACTTGCTTAAAAATAACATTGCTTGTACTAGTTACAGTTGTGCCTCCAACTTGTCTAAGAACTATGAATACGCCAATGCTGTTGAGTTTGCTTCTTGTTCTAGTTCATCTGTTCCTGGGATGTATTGCATTGCAGCCACTTGTCAAACACAGTGTCCTGTTTATGAGGCAGACCAATCTCTATATGCTTCTTACCAGTTCTCTCACGATGATATCAACTATGATTATACCGTCCATACCTACAGGCATATCTATGGAGATATACACTACCAGATTTTTGATCAAGATAACAATTTGATTAATGAATTAAAATTTGATTCATTAACTCATTTGTTTATAGACCCCAATGAACTTTCTAATGAACTTAAATCAATAGTCAAAGAAGTTCATCATAATATTTTTTATTCTGAATCTTTTCCTTTATCAGAATTACAATCTGAACAAGAAATTTCTCAAGATAATAAGAAATCATATTTAGCTACACTAATTTCCTAGGAATAAAATGTCACATAACTATTCTGTTTTAGATGAACTCTTCGTCAAAAATTTACAATTCAACATAGACCTTCAACCTTTAATTAGTAGCAACAGTAAAATGGACACTGTCCCCCCTGCTTTGGCTTCTTTGATTCTCTCTAAATCAATTGAGCAATCTTGGGCTCCTAGTAATTACTACAACTCTAATATTGTAGCTAACGAATTGCAAACTGTTTTTCCTTTTCTTTCTGAAATAACTTATAACGTTAGTCTTACTTCTCATTACTTAGATGATCTTAAGAGCAAGAATTCTATAAAGTATGACAAATCATTCTTTAACACTTTTGCTCCTATAGCTGTTAGGTATACTAATGGCAGCAATATGTGGTTGATTGAGCGTCCTCCTTTTCAAGCCAATATTACCTACAGGGCTGCTGGCTCTAACGGAATAGGCAAAGAAGTTTCCTATTCTATCTGGATGCCGTGGACTGTTATGTTTTTAGATGTTCGTCCAGAGCAGTCTTTCTATGATGCCTACTTGTATTTTAATGATGGTCCTATTAGTTCTTTAGACGATGTTGCAGTTCCTTGTTTCTTTCCAAATATGTATGGCGACGGCAGGATGTGTTTAAATCAATCTGGTGTTATGTTGCAACAGCATCTGTCTCAAACTAATTCCTTCGATATCGCTACTATATATAATTTTCTTATTAATGATTACATGTCTGGTGGATGGAACTTAGATTTAAGTATTCAGAATTTTGATAGAATTAGAAATCTTACTCAATTAACTAAGCAGTCTTATAGTCAAATAGTTCATGGTATTCCTAATGACAAAAAGTACCCCTCTTCTGTTTCTCTTAAAACTGGAAGAGTTATACTTAAAAAGTATGTAAGTAATTTCTTAAATTATTTTTCTTTGTCTCCTATGAATTTAGTTTTAGATCTCGTAACTTCCGTTAAACAACAAAAAGTACGTGATTTTAAAACTTATGCTCAATTAATTGAATCTCATGAAGATACCGCTTCTCCTGTTAATTCTCTTCTTTCTAGCTATAATACTGGTTCTCCAAGCATACTTCAGTCTTACAGGCTTCTTGTTTCTCCCAAGTTCTGCACTAGAGAAGTACTGCATGATGATCCTCTTACTGATTATGCCAAGGTAGCTAAATCTATTATAGCTGTATTGGATGACCATCTTAAAAATAGTCTTCAAGATATTCTTACAACTACAGACCAACATAAAGTTATACAATCTTTTCAGACTGAGAATCCAATTCTATACATTGAAAATGAAGATACTGTGTTTATAGTAGATGAGAACTCTTCTGAGGAATTTTTCAAGCAGCTTATTGGCATTAAAGAAACGGCATCGTTATGATTCAAGCTTCACTATTATCTACTAAGTCTCGCCAGTATTGGAATGACAATAGCACTTTAAAGAACCTTAGTGCTAACAACGAGTATTCCGATCCTTCCGACACTAATAACCCTAAGGCAGCACTTTCTTTTATTAATAGCTTAAATGATAAGAACGTAGATTCTGGCTTACTTCCTCCCGGGGTAAGGGTTTTTCTTCCTGGTTTCGTGATTTTTGAGCGTCCTCCTTCTATGCAGATGGTTCAGTACATTGATGCTAATGTTGACTCCATAAGAGAATACGAGGACAGCGGTTCTTTCTATGAAGATGGTGATTCTGAATCTGGCGAGTATCACGAAGAATTGAATTCTTATTCACTTCGTATACCCGTTCCTTGGCAGTTATACATGGCCACATACAGCACCAATCCTGCTTCTATGTATAGAGTTACCAGTATTCGTATGTATTTTATGAATACACCTTTAAATCATCCCGACGTTGAATTGTATGCTCCATATGTAAATAATTTCTTTACAGACGGATCCTTATGTACTCCTATGTTTGATACTATAGATGAGATAGACAGATATCCTCAAAATCTTGCTGGAGTTATTGCTTCTGCTTATGATTGGATCTGGAACACTGGCTTCAATGCTGATCTCAAGGAATGCATAGACATTAATTTTAATCATAATATTGCTCGTAAGAATCCTGTCATTAAGGACTTTCTTACTAAGTATGGAATACGTGAATATAAACCAGAACTTAGCAGATACGCTGCTTTTTATGATTATATGTCTCAACTTTCTGTCACTGATATAATAAATTTAGAGTGGGCTAGTCCTTCATACGGTCATCATTTTGATATGGATAAAGAGTTTCTGTTTTTAAATGATGAGGCTTTATTGGCGGAATTTCATGATTCTGAGTATTATAACCCTGATTCCGATGATGAGTACTATGATTTTAAACGCTTTCTTCCTGATGTTAGTCAGATTAGCAAAACATACTCTAACATAATAGACTCTATGTTCTTTTCTAAAAGGACTAGAAGTATGGTTCGTGGGATTTATTCTGACTTAACTGCTAAAAACAATATAGTTCTCAGCAGTCCTTCTTATTTTTGTCAGTCTTTGGCAAATCATATTCAATCTAATCCTTCTATTCTAGTTGATTCACTCTAGTTTATATGATATTATATACCTATATATAAACTTTAAAGGTATTATTAAACCATGCACGGTAAAAAACCACTAGAACCAATCTTTACTAGATCTGAACTAGCTCAGATACTTAACGTTTCTCCATTAACAATTGCTAATCGTGAAAAAAATAAAAAGTATCCTAGTCCAAAAAGAGATTTGAATAAATATAGAATATATAATTTGAATGATGTTTTAAATCTTCAACTTATAACTTATTCTTATATAGACCCTAAGCCAATTATTTCCATACTTTATGACAAAGGCTATAAGGACAGTAAATTTCTTGGTGAAATGATAGACCAAGCCTTATCGAAGAGAGTATAATATGAGCGAAGATGATAATTCATTTAAATTAATAGACGACGTTAGTGACTATGTTTCTACTGACATAATCGTTGACTTAAAATCTGGCATCTATAATCTGTTTGTAAGTCTAGTAGAATATCTTTCTATTGACTTTGGCCCAGTTCAAGGCGCAGATGAAGCATGCAAATATCTAGAGAGACTATCGGCTCAAGTCCGAGAAGCTTTCGAAGAAAAACAATAAATAACTATACTGAAAGAAATAAAATGTTAGATCCTAAAAATATAACAACCATTACCGCTGGTGTTGTCGCAGACCCAGAGTTAATAAATGACAAAATAGCTAAGTTCCGCATCGCGTTGGACTACGCTGGTTCTGAAAAGGATTCTGAATCTAATTCAGGATACTTCGATGTTACCTATTACCTCAAAGATAAAGAGGGCTTTATTGGAAAGAACGCTTCATTTGTACACGGTCAAATCACCGGTGGAAAAATGAAGAAGGGTTCTCAGATCTCCATTATTGGCCGTCTCTTCCAGGAGCGTTGGTCACAAGATGGAACTAAGCGTTCTAAGATAGTTATCATTGCAGAGCACGTTTCTTACGCAGCTGGTGGAGCTAAGCCAGCCGATGGAGCAGTCACTGCTTCTGGCACAGCACCTAAATACGCTTCAGTACCTGAAGAGTTTTAGTGGAGGAATTCTCTCAGGAAGATCTTGATTCATTAATTGAAGAAGCTCTCTCTGGAGAAACATCTAAGTTAGTCCCTAAAAATGGACTTTATCTTAGCCTAATGGAAACTAATATGCTGTCTCATATGTATGAGACTTTTACAAAGCATATACCTAATGAAAGACTAGTGTCTTTATTCCAGGAAGTTAGAAATGATATTCTTTCTTCTAAGAATTCTATAGAACTTAAAGACCTTCATACCATTACTAAGAATTGCAGAAAATGCGCTGATGTTTCAGGTTCTTCCGAACTTCCTAAATGGAACTCCAAAAATCCGGACGTCTTATTAATAATAGACAACCCTAATGTGGATAAAGAGTCTATTGATTTACTTGTTTCTAAGATTAAATCAATAGGCTTTGATTCCAGTAAGGTGTGTCTTACTTATGTTACTAGATGCCCTGTTTTTAGAAAACCAGAAAACTCTGAAGTTATAAACTGCTCTCCCTATTTGCATACAGAAATACAGTTACTTAATCCAAAGCTAATAGTTACTTTTGGCCTATTGCCGTTAGGTGCAGTATTGAACTCTACAGTACAGCTTAAGCAATACAGAGGCGTTATATCCTGGCTTGGCTATTGGCCAATACTAGCAACCTACTCTCCTTCGCATTGTCTTAGGTCCGGCGATCAAATGATAGAACAATTTACTTCAGATATACAGCAAGCTTATAACTTCTGTTATACTGATGCTGTTTAGGTACACTTAATTATGATAACTTTATTACAGAAAACTACAATATTAGAATCATCTTATGATGAAGAAGATTCTAATTATTTTTTAGAAACAATTCAAAAAGATTACTCTATTCTTTATTCTTCTAAAGAATATCCAATAGACGCTGTAATTGAGTCTATCAATACTTTTATTATGCTACATGCAACTATTAGTATGCCTGATAAAGGTTATGGTAAATTTTGGAGTGCTAAACCAATTGGAGCATTTAGATATGTTTTAAATCAAGATGGTTCTTTTGGACATTATTCAATAATAAAGCCTCTTACTGGATACTTGGTTCAAGGTGCTTATTGGAGCAATGGTTTTTATTATCTAGTTTCACATTTAGATTTTGTTGTAGAAGCTAATTTGTTTGTTGATTTAGCTACTAAAGAACAGTATAATTACCCTTAGTGAATTATTTCAGTATCTAAGGTATAATTAAACATGAGTAAAAAAGCTTCCATGGAAGAACGTTTTTTTCAAAAAGTTAACAAGACTGATTCCTGTTGGCTCTGGACTGGTTCTTTAACTTCTCGTGGATATGGATGTTTTAGCGTTGCTCGTAAAACTACTGCAGCCCATAGGTATTCTTATCAAATTCATATTGGAGAAATACCAGAAGGTTTAATAATTTGTCATACTTGTGATGTTCGATCATGCGTAAATCCTGAGCACTTATGGGCTGGCACCTATGCTGACAACATGAAGGACATGGTCAGTAAAGACAGACATGGAGAATCCAGTAGAAAGAAAACTCATTGTAGAAAAGGTCATTCTTTTGAGGAATTTGAACCCCTTGTATACATTAAGAAACAAGGCAGACAAGCTGGAAAAGAATATAGAACTTGTAGAGAATGCAAGCGTATAAGCGATTATAACTACTATACTAAAAACAATAAATAAATTTCTAGCCTTTATAGTTAAATGGATATAACAAGAAACTTCTAATTTCTCGTTCTAGGTTCGATTCCTAGTGGAGGCACAGAGAGTAGTTGTTACTCAGGTCCATCGAAATACCAGAATAATGACTACTCTTTATAATCGAAAGCAAAAATATGAACCATCAAGATTATGTCTATGTAATATTTGAAGACAGTTCAGTTCTTCATTCTTGTGCTTGGGCAGAAGATTTAGAAGCTCTTATTCTTGTTTTTAATTCTGGGGCCATCTGGATATATGATGATGCCACTCGAGATGTCTATCAAGGTTTAATTAATTCTCAATCAGTTGGTAAATATTTTAATTTAAATATAAGAAATACTTTATCAGGAAATTTAATTTATAAGAAAGGATCCCAAGTTGGGCAAGAAGCGCAATAAAAATAGGGGTCCTAAGAATAATACTAGGAAATCAAACAATCCCCATTATAATACATATAACTCTTATAAGGTTTCTTCTCATCAGATCAATACACTAGCTTATTCTGTGTTTGGATCTTTGTATTATAATCCTGTGGAAGATTGATATTCCCGGGATTCTACGATATACTTATTTCTAACTTTTTAAATATATCGGGGAAATTATGACCACTATAATTGCAATTCAAGGGCCAGACTATGCCCTAGTGTGTAGCGATTCTAGAATATCTAGTATGGACGAAGGTGGCTTTACATCCCAGATCACAACATTAGGTGCTAACTCAGCTAAAGTAGCAGAAAACAATAAATATCTATTAGGTGCTGCCGGGGACATGAGAGCTATTAACATTCTCCATCATGCTTTTACGCCACCAATTCCTCCTATTGGAACTACTGGGAAGAAGTTAGACAACTTTATTACCACTAAGTTTGTTCCATCATTGAGAGAGTGTTTTGAAAAGCAGGGGTATGCTTCTCCAGAGAATGAATCTTCTACACACATTGCTCAACATGAGTCAACAATTTTAACCGTAGTATCTGGTAACATCTATATTATTGATGGCGACTATTCTTGGACTTCAGACGTAAATGGTATCTATGCAATAGGGACAGGCAGTTACTATGCACTAGGTGCTCTACAGGTTCTGTGTTCAACAAAAATAGCGACACCAGCTCAAGCTAAAAAAAATGCTCTAAAAGCAATTGCTATATCAGCTAAATACGATCCTTATACCGGTGGACCATTCCACTGTTATATTCAGGAAAAATCTTAATTTATTTGGGGAATAAGAATGGAATTAGAAGAACTAATCTGTGAACAATGTGACAAGCATTGGCAAAGAACTAAAGCTAGAGGCAGAAAGCCTAAGCTATGCCCAACCTGCCTTAGTTCTGCATCACTAGTTCTTGTTCAAGACGATGACGATATTTTTGAAGAAATACCTATTGCCGAAGAACCCACTCCTGACAAGACTTTGTATAAACCTAATTCTAAATGGCAGTGTTCCGCTTGTGACGCTAAAGTTAGAATTGGTGTAGGCGTTAATGTTCCACCTGTTCACAAATGCCCCAAACGTGCTAATAGACTATTGTCATTAGACTTAATATAAAATATTTCTATCTATAAATAACCAGTAACAACAATAGAAAGAATAACCATGACAGCGACGACTGTACAAATGATAGCAGCTTTATTAGAGCTTGCTTTTATACTATTCAAAACACTTACTTCCAATCTGTTGGTTTCATCATGATGAATTTTCCAACATGGCCTTGTAACTTTCCTCAAAAGGCAGAGGTTTCTACTAATACTAAAGCTACAGAAAAGATTTCTAAAAAAATTTCTACTGTTGCAAAAAATAAAAAGGGTAATTTTTTAAAAGATTTAAGTGAGTTTGAAAAATATAAGACTATCAAAGATATAGCTTTAGACCCTATAGCTAAAGAAGCTTTTATCAAGTCTTTAGATTCTTATTTAAATGACTTAACTCTTCAAAAATTAAGTTTAAAAAAACTTGCTGAAGGTTCTTACATTATGAATTTTGATATAGACGATCCTGCAATTCCCTTTAAAGAAGGTCAGAAAAGTGACTTATGATGAGTGGATACAAATAGGTCTTAAGAATAAATTTTGCGGCCCTGCTGTATGCGAGATTCATGATGGACTTCCATTGACCCTAGAAGAAGAAGATGAGTTCTTCAAGGGCTTTGATCCATGTATACATATTGTTAGACTTTATGAGACTCCAGAAATTGCTCATTTAGTAGAGGACAATCATCCTCCTTCTAATTGGAGAAAACCTTATGACAAATAAATATTTTCAATTAGCTCAAGAATTTTATCCTTACACTAAATCTGATGCAAGTCAGGCAATTTTAATTGGGCCTTCCTTGAAAGATCATACTTGTGAGCCAGAATGTCAAGACTGCCAATGGTATAATTGGGGACTGTCTTTTATGGATAGGGAACTAAAAGGAGAATTTAATGAATTCAATATATAAAGCTTTAAATAATATCTTTATATTAACGCGCAATACAGTTAGTATGTTTTTGCCACTTAAAGAAATTAAACTTTCAGAAGATTTAAATAAAGCAGATGCATATCCCCATAAGCATATGCCCACATCTACTGCTACTAAGAGTTCATATAAATATACTAAGAATGACGATTCATATCCTTATGATCAAAAGAAGGAAAGCCCTTATAGTTCAGTTAAAATTAGAAACTCTTCTAATAAAATTTGGACTGACAGAACAGACATAGCTATATTGAGACTTAGAAAAGCCGTTTTCAATAAAGGTCCAAACCCAAAATTTCATGACAAACTAATGAAAAAACATCGCAGTGAGTGGCCAGAACTCTGGGTTGCTATCGATGCATTGTTGAAATCTGATGAGTAAGCCAAATCATCTAGTTCAATGTACAGTTAACTGTAATGTAGATTCGTCTTTGACTAAAGAAGAAGCTATGGAGCTTGTCAACGATGCTGTACTATCGCTTCATGATAACTTACTTTTAAATATAGAATCTATGACTACTAATGTCATCCCTATATACTATTCAGTGGACTAACTTAAATGTTTCCTATTTTTTTATCTGAAGAAGCTTATAAAAGATTAACTATGACATGGGGCCCTGAGGTAATTTTGCGTTGCAAATGTACTGATTGGCCTTCTCATTCTATGTTTAGCCAAAAAGGATCTGGCAGGTGCGGATCATGTCATCAAGTAACACAAATGATCCCCTATAGATGGAGCGTAACTGATGGTTGACCACCTTGAAATGAGAAGAGCCTTAAACAGGGCTGAGCAGGCTTTAACTGCACCTGATTCAGGTGGATGGTCCAAGGTTAACGAAGTATGGACAGAGACTACTGACGATCTTTATTTAGATGAAATAGATTTTCAAGTTAAAAAAGAAGGTTCTTTTAGAATTACTGTCGATGGCTTTCCACGACAAGGTAACAGGTATCTTAGAAGAAAGATTCTTTTAGCCTTTCCCGACGTCGCCATGCCATTTCCTTTATGTCACAAAGAAGTTGCTTTTAAAGAAGCAATTGCTGATAAAGATTTTGTATTCTCTGATGATCATTTTGTTTTTACTACTTTTAGAGATCCTTTAAAATCAGTCAGTTCTTATATATCTGAATTTATTAATCACAATAATGTAAATGGTATTTTAAATCCTTTGAAAGATTTAATTTATACTGAAGATGATTATTATTATATTAATAAATGTTTTTTATTTTACATTAGAATGACAGATTTTATATATAATAATATTAATGATATTTTTGTTGTACCTTTTGAATCTATTGCCGGCGATAAAGATAACTCTTTAATGTTGACTATTGCTAATTTATTGCCCACTACAGAATATGTAGAAGCTCATGAGGTAGAACCTCATTCTAGTAAAGATATGAAGATGCAAGATTACTTAATGACAGATAAGTTTCATGATATAATGCAAGTAGCTAATCAATCCTATAGTAGGGTTTTAGATTTGTCTAGCACTAATAGAGATAGGTTTGTATTGTGATAATATTAATTATAGGTTTACCGGGAGCTGGCAAAACAGCTTTAGCTACCCAATTGGCAGCTAAGACTAATTCTATTCATATTAATGCTGATGTAGTAAGAGCTGATCTTAGTTCTGATCTTGGCTTTTCTATAGAAGATCGTATAGAGCAGGCTCGTAGAGTCGGAGCTATAGCTAGACTTCTTTCTGACCAAGATAGAGATGTAGTAGTTGATTTTATTTGTCCTACAAAAGCTACAAGAGAATCTTTTGGTCGCGCCGATAAAATCATTTGGGTAGATAGAATAAATAAAAGTCAGTATGAAGATACCAATGCTATATGGGAAGACCCATTAGAATATGACCTTAGAATTAAACCTCACCTTACTCTTGATCAAGAAGTAGATTTTGTTATTGATCGATTCCAACTTGTAGACTGGACTAAGCCAACCACCTTACTGCTTGGTCGTTACCAGCCTTGGCATGATGGTCACTCAGCCCTTATGAGCGAGGGGTTAAAGAGAACCAATCAAGTTGTTATAGCTGTTAGGTCTAGCTATAAGACTTCTGAGAAAGACCCTTTTACTTATCCTGAAGTTAAGCAGTTCATTGAGTCTAAAGAAACTAATCCTTTTGTATTGCAATTTCCTAATATTACTAATATAATTTATGGTAGAGACGTAGGATATGAAATAGAAAAAGTTGATCTTTCTTCTGACCTTCAAGCTATTTCTGCTACAGCTATCAGATCTAAATTATAATTAAACAAACTTATATGGAGCAAAAATGACGCAAGAAATAAAACCTTGGATATCTTTGAAATTTGATTTCAACAAAGAACAAAGAAAACAGTTTAATAAACAAATTGATCAAATAGCTTTTGATTTAGGCTATGCTGTTGTCAATCCTTATGGAAGTCTATTGAAGATTGGTACATTAGAACAATGCCAAGATCTAATAGACTATTTTATTGAACAGGATTCTAGATGTGGGTGTGAAAAAAGTACTGATTTAGAAATTGTTGACATTAATCAAATTCACTGGAAAACTCGTAGAACTTACATATTGCATGATTTAGAATCTAATTTTAATTTTGCTTACAGAAGCGGAAACGTAGAAGAAGGATCTGTACGAATAGCTAATATTCTAAAGAACTTAGAACAAAAAAACGGTGAATAATTTAAAAAACCTATATGGGGTAAATATGAAAAAAAATTTTCGAGACCAAATTCGTTTTTACATAAATTCTAAATTTCCCAATAAAAAAATAAAGATTAAGTTCGTCACTCATTCTGGCAAAAAGATATGCAACGTAAAGCTAACTAAGAAACAATTCAATGCTATTACATTGGCTGCTTCTTTAGCTAATGAAACCGTTCAAGACTTTTTTTTGAACTCCATTAAGATATATCTAAAGGATAAAAAATGAATCACCATTTGCATTTTAGTGACATTATAAAGAAGCTAAAAAGAGAACCTTTAAATAGCGACCAACCAGACTTGACTACTAATGAGCAAATAGTTAACCAAAGATCTTTGATAAAGTTTTGGATAGATCATGCTACCAGATTAGAAGAACAGAATAACCAATTAAAGATTGAATTACAACAAGCTTCTCAATTAGTTATTCAACTAAGAGAATTAGCAAATGAAGATCGACCTTAGAAAGAGCAAATTATGACACAGCCTAAATGGACAGATAAAGACGATCAAGGTAATTATATATACTCTCTTATGCGACACGAAGTACGTGAGCATGGGGAGACTGAAGAAGATGCTTTAGCTATTTTAACTAAGTACTTTGGTGATGCTCCAATACCTGATCATGGAGAATTGGAAACCCTGTAATGACTTACTCTACTTTAATAGTAGAAGATTTTATCGATTTATTTAGTATGTGCCATGATTAAGGATGAAATATTTTTAACTGAAAATTTAATTGATATAGATTATTTATTTTTACTAGTTAACTGGCTTACTTCTTCACAACCAAATCGAGGAAAAGAACAAGGTTCTACTTTAGGTACCTATAATATTCCTTCTCATTTACATGAGGGATTTCAAGATTTAAACATTAGGTCCAAGAAAGAGATAGAGAACTTTTACGGCGTTTCTCTGTATGATGAAAAATTTAATAGTATTATAGAATATCAAGTTGGTGATTTTCTTGAATTACATACTGACAATCTAGAGTATATAGACGGAGAATTATCTTATGAAGCTTGTACTTCTAGCAAACATCTTAGACAGATAAGCAGTGTATTATACTTAAATGATACATATACTGGTGGAGAAATAAATTTTCCTAATTTATCTATTAACCTAAAGCCTAAAACAGGGTCTTTAATAGCATTTTCTAGCACAGATCAAGACTACCAACATCAGGTTCTTGAGATTACATCAGGCACAAAATGGATTGCTCCTTTCTTTTGGAGCATTAAAGATTAAAAAAAATTTAAAAGGCTAATGTTAATAACTATAGGGCACTAAAGTACCCCTCTCATTACTTTTACTGCCGTAGCAGCAGCATCCATAGTGCCCTGTAGCGTATGTTCTGACATCTTTCCAGCTCTAGTTACAGCTTTTGAAACAACTTTAGATTCTTCTTTAACAGTTTCTGAAGCAACTTTTGCAATAGGCACTACTCTCCCTGTTGATTCAGTAGCTCCGTTGCACCCCTGCCCTAGTCGTTAATCCTTCAGCTGGAGTACCAATATCCATAATAGCAGAAGTGCTTATTTTAGCTTCCGGTCCTAAAACAGGCCTACTAATATGAGCATCAATCGATGCCCTTCTAGTTTGTGCATTTAAGGATTGTCCCTCTGGACCAGTATACTGGAAGCTTAATAGACCTTCTGAGTCTGGCATTATCGTAGTCAATCTTGCTTCAGGATACGCATCAGTTTTTCCAACAGATTCTAGGTATTTTCTAAAGGCAGTGTTTCCTTCGTCAAAGCTAGGAGCATCTAAAAATTCCTGAGTGCCAGCAGGCAAAGGTGCCCCATCTCCAGCAGTATCCTTAAGGTTTTGGGCAAAGCTTTTCATCCAATCGTGGAATTGAGGATCTTCTTTTAGCATATCTTTATTTAATGCTGTTTTCTTCCCATCAATAATAACCTTTGGACCCGTTGTATCATGAGTGACAGAATCAGGTAAATCCATTAAAGTATATTTACTTATATTATCTGTAGTCTGAACAGCCTCGCCCATCTCTTCTCCACCACCATGGTATAAAGAAGAGGTTTCAGAATTTAGTCTAGCAAAAACTATTGAACCTCTATTTGATGGATTGAGAGACATTTCACTTAATTTTCGTGGAGAAATACCCATACTCTCAGCTGCAGCTGGGTTGACTGACTGACGCCTGATATTTTCTGCATTTGCGTAACCTATTGAGTTAAACGCTATGTTATGTATACTCATATCTGTTTGTGATCCAAGGTTCCACCAAAAACTACTTGATGTTTCTGCACCATGAACAAGAGCAGTTTGTGCAGCGTGTCTTCTGCCCGTAGAAATCCCTTCAGGAAAACCAAGCTTCCCTGGAGTGAAGGGAAGACCCTTCACTGCTGGGAAAAAACTACCTTGACCAGCTACAAAATCATCTATACCAGTTGCCATATCTAAACTCTAAATCTCATTACTTTAGCTGCTATTTCACCAGCTTCTAATACTCCACTAAGAGTTCTTCTAGCCATTCCTCCAGCTTGTGTGACTGCTTCTGCTACCGTAGCTTCTGGCTTAGCAACTTCTGAGGCAATTTGTGCTTCAGCTAATGAACCAAAAATTCCTGTAGAGATTCTTTCTGATCCCTTAACGAGTGATTGATAGTTATTAAATACATCGCTGCTAAATTTTTTTGATATAAATTCATCACTTTCTTCTTGAAGAAATTCCGTTGAGCTTCTTATTACTTCAGACATTTCACCGATAATTTACAGAACCCATAAACTTTCCATGAGCTTCCATGTTTGCCAATTCTTGTATTTCATCAAAATCTACTTGAGCAGCTAGAGTATCGTAGAACGAATTTTTTTTGGTCATTTCCAATAAATCACTAGAGTAAACGTCAAAACTTTGGTTGTCGGCATCAAAGAAAGAATATGGACTAATTATATCAGTAGGCGTTTTATCCGGTTGAGCTATAATGGACTTACCTATTGCAGTCTTAGAAATTAGTCCACTAAAAGACTCTGCTCTAGCTTCTTCTACTCCCATTTCAGAAACCGCATTTATAAATTTATTTTTCCATTCATTAGCTACATCTTGAGGAAAAGAAAATAATTTTTTAGTTCTAAAATCAAATTCTAATTGTTCATTAAAATTCAAAAACTTGTTACGTTCCGGAAATCTATTGTTGCCAACTTCTGAACTTACCGCATGTCCTATTTCGTGAAAAGCAGTGTGCAAAAGTGGACCTTGTCCTCGATCAATATAACCCTGTCCGAAAACTAATAAATTGTTAATTTTATCACTATTTTTGATCCTAATTCCCTCAAATTTTAACATCGTACTTAAGTCTGTCTTTCTATGACTAGAAAGAATTGGGAGAGAATAAGCTCCACTGTTCGTAGGTGAAAAGTCAAACATTTTTAACGTATCTTCAGATACGTTAATGCCTAGAGTTCTTCTAGCCATAACTGAAGCTGGGATAATTTTATTGTCCATAGTAAAAAAACTATTTTTAAGGCTTCCTAAATCTCTCATATTCGTCTCAAGCGCAAACATTGCGTCTTCGTTTTGAGGCATTGATTTTCCAGTTCTAAACATGAAATGATCTATGGGCATTGATACGGGTAAGAGATTCATGTTATAACCTTTAAATTAAAAACTAATTATATAGTAACTACTTTAAGCGATAGGACCTCAAAACGCCGAAAATGTTGATATAATATATCCCTATGGGAATGTTTGATTATTTTACAATAGAATACCCTTTGCCCTTAGAGTCTTATGTCCTGTCTAAATATAGGTCATTTGTTCATGCTGCTGTTGGTCAAGATGAGTTTCAGTGTAAGGATATGGATTGTTGTTTGGATAGGTATTTGATTGATAATGCCGGCCGAATATATAAGAGCGATCTAGTAGACTTTGAATTGGATGAAAGAACAGAATTTAAAAAGATTTACTTTCATGGACATATTAACGTTTATAGCATGGTTTACCTAGATGAAGAAGGTTGGGGCAGTAAGAATAAGTTTTGGTTAGAGTACGATCTCAAGTTTACTGATGGCTTACTAGTCCAAGCTACCATGACTTCGCCCACAGAACAAGAACTAAAGGTTCTATCAGGTTCATAAAGTTCATATATGGTATACTATCATGTATGCGGTTGTAACTTAACAGTAGAGTACGTGCGCTTCCGACCCACGGTGTGAGGGTGCAATTCCCTTCAACCGCTCCAATCTTACAAAAAGGAAAATACATGAAACTTGAATACAGTAAAGATTTTTATGAACAAAATGGATTTATTGTCATAGAAAATGCCGTAGAAGAAGAGTACATTGATTCTTATTTAAAGCTAATGGCAGATAATCTGACAGAAGATAAAAATGGCTTGAAAAGAGGGTGGTCGGGACATAGTTCATACCTAGCAGTAGAAGAATCTTTAGATATCTTATGTCATGAGAATGTGCAAAATACTTTAGAAGCACTTGATAAGGGTGTTGCTCTGCATTTAGAATTACCCTACTGGGTTTCTACTGAAAAAAAATGGCACCAAGATAATAAACTTTCTAATCCAATAGCAGGCAATAATTATATTGGGGTTTGGGTTGCTCTCGAAGACATTGATGCTAATGCTGGTCCTTTTGAGTTAATACCAGGTTCCCATAAGTGGGAGATAGATTCAGATAAAGTATACGCAGATAAATACGGGGCTTTAGGTACTAAGCCACACTATGAATTTTTGCAGGAAGAAATAGATAAAAGAGAAGTAACAGATACATTTATTTTTTTACCTAAAAAAGGTGATGCAATTATTTGGCATGGTAAATTAATACACCGAGGTGCTCCACCAGTTGATAAATCTTTGACAAGAAAATCTTTGATAGGACACTATTGCAATATGCTAGCAAATAATGAATCTACTGAAGAATTTGTTGGAGTTAATGATATAATATCTAGAATGGATTTAGGTATGGAAAATTCTGAATACGCTAGATGGAAAAATGGTGGATACTATTTTGTAGATCCTAACAAAAAAAAGTCAGATAATTAATTTAAAGAGAGAAAAATGAGCAAGACAGTATTACTTACAGGCGCTGGTGGTTTCGTAGGACATCACACGCTAGAGCATATATTTAAGACAACAGATTGGAATGTAGTAATCACTGACTCATTCCGTCATCGTGGAGTTACAGATAGAATCACTTCTATTACTTCCTGGGAAGCTAATAAACACCGTGCAAAACTTATCACGCATGATCTGACCGTTCCATTTTCAGATGTAATGATCAAGGAAATTGGACATGTAGATTATATTATTTCTATGGCTTCTGATTCACATGTTGATAGATCAATTACAGAACCAGCACCTTTTATAACTAACAACGTAGCTCTTATGGTTAACATGCTAGAGTTGGCACGTAAGATTAAGCCAGAAGTTTTTTTGCAGGTTTCTACAGATGAAGTGTATGGCCCTGCACCAGCTGGTTACGCGCACGCAGAGTGGGATACTATATTACCATCTAATCCTTACTCAGCTTCTAAAGCTGCACAGGAAGCTGTATGCATTTCTTACTGGCGTACATTCGACGTGCCTGTAGTTATTACTAACACGATGAATATTATTGGCGAGCGTCAAGATGCAGAGAAGTTTGTTCCTAAAGTTATGTACTCTTTGGAAAAGAATATCCCTATGACTATTCATGGTACTGAGGGTAACATTGGCTCAAGATATTATCTTCATGCTAGAAATCAAGCAGATGCTTTGTTGTTCATCTTAAAGAACTTGCCGGCGACACCATACCCAGATAATGATAGACCAGATAAATATCATATCGTTGGTGAGCGTGAAATAGATAACCTCACTATGGCGAGAATGATAGCTAAGTACTGGGGCAAAGAACTCCAGTATGAACTAGTAGACTTCCACTCAACAAGACCAGGACATGATCTTCGCTATGCTCTTGATGGAAAGAAGCTAGCCGATGCTGGATGGGTTGCTCCAATTCCTTTGGAAGATTCGCTTGAAGCTACAATCCAATGGACTAAAGAACATCCAGAGTGGCTATGGAGAGAAGAAGCTTAACCTCTTAAATCAGAGGTATCATTCCTATTGGCTAGCCTATTGGCAGTATAGCCACCAAGTCCAAGTGCTGATCCTACTGCTAGCATCTTGAGATTTCTTGATCCCTTGATTCCTTTAGTTACAGCTTCTGCCATAGCTTTTGATCCATCTGCTGAAAGCAGTTTTTGACCAGGTTTACGAGCTGCATTGATATCTGTGCCTATTCCGCGAAGAGCATCTCTTGCTGTCAATGTATTAGTTGGTGTATTGGTAATTATTTTAGCAGTGGGTGCTGTAGGAGAAGTCGCTGGGATAATTGGGGTTTTAGGCGCTGTGGGTGGAGTTGGAGCTGTTGATGGAGTAATGGCAGCTCCGTGTGGACCAGGAGTAGTTCTAACTGAAGTTGGGGCACCTACCGTAGGACCTCTAGAGATAGGTGGTTTAGTTGTTGGGGGAACAGATACTGGCGGTACGCTAGTAGAAGTCACCGGAGGTGGGGTGACTATAGGCTGCCCAGAAGCTACCTTTGCTGCAGTTGCTCCAGTATCATATTCACCTGCTAAAGGGGTTACTTTAGTGGCATTAGCAGTAGACACACTTGGGCCAAAAGTAGGCGGTGGAGTTCCTGGAGTTGGCAAAACTTGATCTAATGCCTCAGATCCTAATAGATTTGGATTTCTGGATCTAATTCTTTCAATATTAGCTTTTGATACATTATACCCATGTGGTTGAAGCT